GGGATATACGGCGCATAGATGTAGCCAGTCTCAAACATGGTTGCTCCCTTGTGCCCCAACAGCATCGTATTTGCAGGGAACCACGGGTCTTTATACACTTGGAACCTGTTCCTCAGAATACCGAAACGTTCAACACCCATTCCAGCGCCGCCAGACCATTCTTGCTTAACTTCGGTAAAGCCATCCAGCTTCTCCAGTCTTGCACAAGTATCAGGGTCAGCTACAATCCAGGTTGCATTGCGATAACGCTTCTTGTAAATCAGGTTATTCGCATCAATAATCGCATCATATAAGGTCATCCTGTACTCACGTTCAGAACCGTTGTAATCAACGGGGACAGTCGCACTCCAGTTGACGTTACCAGCACTTGCAATATTCAACAGATGATTGATAATCTGACGGTCAATTTCTCTACGGATTTCGTCACCCAAGGCGGCCAGCAGTTCAACTTCAGCATTAATCCCATGATATGCCATCAAATCTTGCTGAGCTTCTAACGTCCAACGAGCTTTCAGTTTCTTCGTTTCAGCAGTTACAGAGGTCGACCTCATGTTGAAGTCGATTTCAGGAATATCGTCTCCACCTTCAGTCGGGGCTGTGGTCGAGTAATCAACAGTTACTACAGCACCTTCGGCTGGAGCGGAGTCAAGCGTAACAGTACCAGTTGCAGGGTCAGTTTCAGTAAACGGTACAGAGACCCCATCAACGTAAACAACGAACGTACCGGCCTGACCGGGCAGATAATACTCTGCATCATCTAAATCACTTACACTAAACTGAGTCGTTGACCCATCGCCAGTACCGATAATCAATCCACGAATCATACCGCCGCCATAGAACGGACTAAACGAATCATCACCAATGACATCACCAGCAGTTGCACCATACCGGGTATTCCCATACACAAAGTCAAGGTAGAACACCATTGCAGTCGGCATAGGAATCGGCTGTACAGACACCAACTCGTTTGCAATCAGGTTCGGGAACACCCTGCGAATCAGCGGAAAACCGTAAGTCGTGAACGCCTGTACATTGCTAGAATCAGACGTTTCATTAAGGAGCCATCTCTGTGCATTATCCAACAACGTTTCCAGAACTAAACGCCTGTAGTCGTCCAGTCCTTCCGTCAAATGCGCCCAACGTTCCCTTCTCTGCTTATCTTCGACCAGGAACGAAGGCAACTGTCCATCTTTTATCTGCTCTCTAATTTGCTCTAACATCATTACTTACCTCCTTCTACTTTTATTCCTGCTAGTAATCTCTGACGTAGTTTGGCTTCATCGAGGGACGGCTTATCATCAGCATTACCTCCATCATTTGCTCCAACACCTTTTGGCACATCTTTTGACTCAATCAACTTCTCGATGAACTGCACTTCAGTTTCAAACTTCTTCTCTACTTCGTCTTCAGTCTTACACTCGGACAGTCTTTCTCTAAGCAGTTTCTCAAAACGATGACCTTTCACCTTCTCCTCAATCTTCGCCAACACCTTATCCCTGGTCTCACGTTCTTCAAGTTTCTCCTTCAAGCCTGCAATCTCCGACTCAAGAGCTTTTATCTTCTCATCCTTCTTCACAGCCTCAGCTTTTAGACTTTCATTCTCAGACTTCAGGCTCGCTTCAACTTCTTCCTTCGTCTGAGCCGGAAGCACAGGCTTAACAGCTTGAACTACAGCTTCGACAACAGACTTCAGTTTCTTAACTTCCTCGGATTCCATTGCTTCCTTACGACCTTGCGCTATAAATTCTTCCTTCTTGGCTTCAATCGCTTCCCGTACTTTTTCCTCAAACTCCTTCTCCAAATCATCCTTAATCTCGTCAGACAACTTATCTATCAACTTTTCCCTGATGTCGTCTTCAATCTGCTTTACTAAATCCGGGTAATCCTTTCTCAACTTTTCTACAGTAAGCTCCATCGGTAAACCTCCTTTACTTTCATAACTTGTAATTCCTGCATACTGATTCGATTCTTCAAGAACAGCGTCAATACCCGTGAGTTCATAATCATCCTGGACTACAAACACCGTCCGACCGTTTATCTCCTGGTCTTTCAACGTCCCATATCCTCTAGTGGACATTCCAGGCTTTATCCCCGAACGTAACAACGTTTCAAGCTGGCGTCCTTTTTCCGTCGGTAAAACGTCGGCCTCAAACTTCATGTAGTCCCCTTCCATCCACAGCTTCGTAAACTTCATTGCAATCCCTGAGAGCGAACCAGAACCGTACATCGGATGGTCAAGTTCACCCACAAACTTACCACGGCTTATCTTCCCACGGGCTTTCTCCACTGCTTTATTCAACACACTGGTCGGATACAGTCGGCCATTCTTATTCACGACTCCACCACGACTAGCAACTCCACGTATCTTCATCAGTCTATTCGAGTTGCTCTTCTGCGCCTCTTCAGTCAACTCAATAATCTCAATGTCCTCAAAGACTGCCTCACCTCTTAGAAATCGTCCCTGCTCAACTGTTGCTGTAGTCATGCCATCGCCTCCTTTCGCCTAAATTCTTTCACCTGGTCAAGAACAACTGTACCAATTGCCTGCCACGTCAGCAAATCTCGGCTAAACGGGTCTAACCACGGAGGCAATCGCCTGCACGCCTGTTCAAACTGTCGTGCGGCATCAATTCTAATAGCTGTTCTGCGCCTTACGTCTTCAACAATCTCCGCTGACCTACTCCATGTCAGAGCAGATACAGCATCATCGACGGCATTCCAGTCAAGCGCATGAACAGACTCTAATTCTTCACCCTCCCAATCTTCAAAATCTTTTACATCCGGCTCCGGAATCCCCAACTCCTTAGCCTTCTGTAATTCTCGTCTAACAACAGCTACAGTCGTTCCTACAGCTAACAACCCCAAAGCCTTTGCCAACGTTCGTGGTGCAGGCTTAACATCTAACTTTATCTTTTCAGGACGTTGATAACGAATTCTCAGACTACATTTGCAGTTCGACAAACATTTCGTATTCCCTGCTCTCGGCGTCGTCGGTAACGTCTTGGGCGTAAACGGGCTTCTCATCGCCAAGTCTATACAATCACCACAATGCTCTGCCGAACTCAGTTCCCAGTATACTAACGTCGATTCATTCGGATACCCATCTACTCTACCTGCGTCGAAAATTCCGTCAATACTCTGCACATACATGTCGGCCCTGTCAATATACGACATCTTTCCACGTCCAGCAACTATATCATCAGCAAACTTCCTCAAAAACTTGTAGTCGTGACTTCTTGCCCGTTTCAACCAGCGAAGGTCTTCTTTTGGCAACTTCAGAAAATCCAGACCAGCCGCATCCGTTCCTAATCTATACGCCTTCTCATACCCTGCCTTAAACAATGCCCTGCTTCTTACTATGAACTGGTTCTTCGTAATCTTTCCCTTCTCCAACTGCTGAACCAAATCTCTGAACTCTGCTTTCATCTTCTCCTTGTATCTGTTCCAAGCCATCTTCGCCCTGGGATACACTCGTTTATCGGCTCCAGGCTTCAAGGCTTGCGTGAACGCCGCTACCACATTCTTTTCGTCCGACGTAATCCTCCTACTTCCAATACCTTTCGGACTAACCTTATCTAACGGACGAAAACGGTTCGGGTCATCCAATGCTTTCTTCACCAGCTCAGGGTCGAGGTCGGACACCTTTACTTCAGTAATCGGATTTACTTCATACCAGACTGCACCTACCTTCATAAACATTATACTCTCACCAACTCCCGCTGTGACCTCGTGCCATAACCACGCTGGTCTTCAAGTTTCCAATCAATGAACTCCCTCAGAGCCTCAATTTCTTCACTCAGTCTGTACTTCAGCAACCGCAGTTCTTTATCACTAATGTCTTCACCCACACCAGCAGGCGTGCCTATCGCACTTACAGCAGTCATAATTCTATTATCTACAGACTCTGGCTCTTCGAAATCAGTGACAATATCTTCAATATCATCATCGGACAACTCAAGCAAGTTCTGCAAAATCCAGCGAAGGCTTACTCCAACCTCTCTCCTTAGCACCTTAGCTACATCAGCCTTGAGCTTCTTAACCTGCCACATCCGCAGTTCATCAATCGTGCTAATCACAGGCAACTTCACCGTATATTCTACAGTCGTCGGGTCTATTCCACGAACAGCAAGGACGAAATCAAACAACTTCCTGTACTGCTCGATAATCACCAACTGAATTCTCCGCACACTACGGGCAAACTGTACATCCTGTTCAGTCAGCGTGGCCTTAGCATTCACATCACGTTCAAATCCGAGATACGCCTTCGGAACTTTAATCCCGGCAAATAGTTTATTCTGGAAGAACTCTACGTCTCCTAACTGTCCAAGATTCGTTGCACCCTGTAATACTTTCACATCGGCCTTACTGTTCGACCTTACCCCGACGAACAAATCTTCTTCCATACTAAGCGGATTATACTTCAAATCCATTCTCCCAGTCACGGGGTCAATTATTCTACGTTTCTTCATCATGTCTCTTACTTTATTCAGGTAATCAAGCGTCGGCTGACCAGCTTCTATACCATCTACGTCTATCAAAAATCCGTATCTCTGCTGTGCTCTCGTCAATCTGGCAATAACCAGTGCATCCTCCATCATCGTCAACTGCTTGAACACCTTTCTAACCGGATACAACACAGAACCGTCTACACCGTACTTAGAACGCCTGTTCCTCTTCAACTTAAAGTGCAGAATCTGCCACTCCTTGAACCTGGCTACTACCGTACCTGTATCTGGCCTAATCTGTTCATACGGTGCTTCGGGGTCAAGCCTTCCATACTTGTCCGTCCTAACCACCATTTCTTCAGGCGGCAAGTGCTTCAATCGGTGCACTTCAAGGTCGGGATACACCACTACTTCTTCAAAATTGTCACCATACTTTACCACGGCTCTAGCAATCGAC